CGTCCTGTGGTGTAGCGTTTTCAACTCCGGCAGCGGGATCTTCCTGAATCGGTACAGGATCTCCGGCAAACATAAATGATGTGTTCTCTCCACCTTTTAACTCTGCGATCTTCTCTGCGAGCCCCTCCACGTTGCCCTCTTCGTCGATCTTCGCCTTGGCAAAAGAATCACCAAGCAGTGCTCTCACTGCAACATTGTTCCGGCTCCCTGCGTCCGTCAGTGCTTTGTCGATAGCCGTGTCCAGTTTGAACTGATGGAGTTTCTCCTTATACTCCGATGCTATCTGTTTGTTGGTGGCCTGAAGCTCATCAATCTGCGCCTGCAGCGCTTCAGATCCGGCGGACGATTCCTTGAGTGTTTCCAGTTGCTTGTCGCGATCGGATATCTGTTCTGTCAATGACTTAATCTGCTCATTAAGATTCGCCTTCGCGTTCTCAATGTCAGCTCCGTTGATCGACATAATCAGATCGACCTGCTCTTTTGCTAAACCCAATGCTTCCAAATCGCTTCTCTTCATGTTACTACCATCCTTTCATTTTACGGTTTTTACGGGGTTTCTCCCATTATGATTGTTGGTTGGACATAGTTTTACGTCATATCCGGGACATATAAAAAAGACACACTCCGTCGAGTATGTCTTAATTATTTCTTGTAATTTAACTAAAGTTATAGATTAAACCTCTCCGTCCACCTCATCAACATCAATCGGTTTATTCGATTTCAGGCAATCGTCAATCATATCGATAATATCCTCTTCCGATTTGTGTCGATAGTAAAAAATCGGAAAATTCTCACCGAATGTATCAGCGTATTCATACAACTTTTCATCAAGCATACGAACACCCCCTTACTGTTTCGCCATATACTCAAGCATCTCCTCATATATCGCATACGATTTTGGAAGATACTTTTTAATCGTCTCCAGAGACTCGCCGTTCACCATCGTAGCCGATGTCATTTCAGCAAACGCTTCTGTGGCAAGCCTATCATCTTTTCCGAGCCCCTTCGACCAGTATGCTTTTCCGTGGCCACAGCCTGCTTGGATTTTTGCCAGAGTGGCGCCTTCCATCATATCGGATAAATCACTCCTCTGATATGCGTTGAGTGCTCTGATCTCTTTCTCAACCGCTTTATACGCGAGACTTTTTGAATACTTTGGCTCTCCGCCGTACCATCGACCATACTGTTCGTACGTATGATAGGCGTACTTGTCAATATAGCCTTTATCAGCCAGCCATTTCCAATCTCCAGCGTGGTCCTTGAATTCCTGCTTTATGACCGCTGCCTTCGCATCCACAAGTGCATTTATCTCTTCCCGGATCATATTCGGAAATTTGCCATTTTCATACTGACACGAAAAATGATTCGGTTTGCGTGGCTCATATATTGTGTGAAATACATGATCCAGTGCATGACCTGATTCGTGAAATGTAACCTCGAATGGTTTCTCATAACTGGATCCGACTTTATCTGTCGCGAGATTAAGTGAAATACTCCTACCGGAACAGTGCGCTGTCTTTTTGTAGTTTGTGCTCCTAACATCAATCTCGGATTCGTACCTTCCCCACAACCCAGCAAGTGTTCTGTTTTTGCACTGATCAACGGCGTCGCGTATCAGATCATAATTCTCTTTTCCATACGCTTTAGCCAGCGGAGAATCATAATCTCTATCTACCTTCATTTTACCACTGTCAGCGTCGTTCGTCAACGATTCTTCCTCGCCTTTAACGAACTTTTTCTCCCACTCCTTATATGTCATATCCGCAGGAACATACTCGCGGTTTCCATCCTCATCACGTGCGACACGTTCTCCGGGAGTCCCGAAATCATCATTGAACCACGGAGCAGTGGTCGAACGACAGTAAACGTGGAATGGAGGAGCTGTCACTCCTGCCTCATACTCGGATAACTTGAACACTTGTCCGTCCATCTGCTGACAGATCTCCGATGTATGTGAATCGAGCGTAGCAACGATCTCATATTTCTCCACATCCAGATCAGCGAACATATCCCGCTGCCCGAGTGATGAGAAATACGCCTCCTCAGTCATAACGAGACGGCCGGCGTTGTGCTTGCTGGTATTCATTTTCTTCGCAACAGCATCAATCGTCTTTTGTGGGTCCACTCCTGTCAAAATTCCACGTGTCAGCTCCTGATGTATCGTCGAGAGCAGCTTATTCTTGTTCTCCCAGATGCGATCAGAAAAGTTTTTCCCGTCCGGAGCCCAAGGCTTATTTATGATCCGGCCGATACTCGCCTGATTTATACGACCGACATCCGTTCCAACACCGAAACCCTTGTCAATCTCATAGGCTGTATGATAGTACGCCGTCCGATAGACATCCTCCATCGTCCCGGTCGTTTCACCGAGCTGATCAGCTGTTACTTTTTCAAGTGATTGTCTGATCTGCAGCTCAAGTGCTTGCAATCTCGAAATGTGGACTTTTGCGGAAGCGTTCTCCAGCTCTTTCATCCACAGCTGATCCACCTCGTTCTGCTTACCATACTTGATGTATTCCTTGATGTCCCATTTCAATTCCTTCAGGGCATCTTTATCTAACCATTTCTTAGCTTCCGCCAGTGTGATGTTATTATTGTCAGCAAATCTCTGATACCATACCCGGATCTTGGACTCGACATCCTTGATAGCGCGGTCATATATTTGATCAATATCAGCGACCGCTTTCACGCCTTTTCTATGCTCGGCTTCCTCAAGATCTTTGAACCGCCCAGCCCAATACTCCGCATTTTTCATAACTGATCAACCCTCACATCTATTCCGTCAGGAGTGATGCTGGTGAACTTATCATCACTTAACTCCACCCACGCTATCAGTTTCCCGGTTTGTCTCTTTCGTATCGTTATCAGCGTTTTCTTCTTCCTGAACAGTTTCTTCAGCAAACGGATCATAAATCTCGACCTCCTTCGCCCTCTGCGCTTCCAGACGCGCCAGCTCCTCATCCACATCATCAACCCAAGGATGCTTGCTGAGGATAGTCTCCTCCGAAATGATCCCGACTGATTTCTGACAGTTATCGATGATCTCACCCTCGTTCATCATAATATCGCGGTTGAACTCAATATCCACCGTTGACTTGGAAAAATCTCCCTTGCCGGTATTCGTCAGATGAGCATTCACAAACCACAGTATATCCTCGAACGTAGACTGAAACTCTGTCTCCATATCATTCGCATCGAGATCAATGTCAGAATACATCGACATGATGTTCATCTGGTTCGGATTGGCTCCGATCTTGTCATCCTTCGCGTCATAACTTTTTGCGTTCTCGATAAGGGCCTTCTTGAACATCTTCAGAATCTCATCGTAATTGGACGCATCGACCTTGACCTCAAGTGTGTCAACGCCGCCCTTGGTTTCTCCATCATAGCGGACCTTGACCGCTCCGTATGTAGCCAGATTACGTCTAAACTCTCCAAGGTTCTCACCGTCATAATTCTTCAGAACGAGAATGGTGTTTCTTGCATCCTCCTGCATATTATTCTCAAAATCGGACATCATCACATTGATTCCGTCCTGAAGAGATTTCACTCGGTTCAGTAACGGGATCTCCTGCTCGTTGTACTTGATCGGAATCAGTGGGATACGCTCCCAGTTAAGCGGCTGTCCATCAATGACCACATACGCACAGTCTGATTCTGTTCGTGTTTCATCCGGGACAAGTGATCCACCATCAAGGATGTAACAGTGAACGCCGTCTTTATCGAACACTTCCACCTTTTCTACATCCTTCAGTTGCTGGCCTTCCCACATCTTCACGATGTAAAGACGGATCGCGAACTGGAGACGTGTATGCTCGGAATCTTCCCAGATCGGGAGAATCTCATAGCCGGGGAAGAATCGGAACGAGAAATTTCCGTCCTGATCGTAGTACGGATAAAACCATCCAATCCCGGTGTTCATGCATCCCTTTGCCGCTTCTTTAAGTGTTTTCATAAAGTGCTTATTAAACACCTCAGACAACGCGTCCTTATAGTCCTCATCATCACCATCGAGCGTGAACGGATTTCCAACCAGATAATTCGCTTTCAGATCAACAGCCTTCCCATACTGGTTATCGATGATGTGGTTGTTTGGAAGGTTATCCACATCCGTCAGCTTTCCATCTTCACCGATGACCTGCCTGCGTCTGAATTTGATATCGTGCTCGCCCTGATAGTAGAGCTGTCCTTTGATCTGATCGCAGCGTTTCTCTGACAGTTTCCAATCGCTGATCAGTTTCTCGATTTCTTCGAGATCTGACATTTCCGGTTTGAACCCGTAAAGAATCGCATTCGATATCTTATCAACGGCTCTTTCAATGATCTCCATGTTCACACTCCCTAATCAAAAGAAAACGCCGAGCCCTTGCTGACATCCTCGACAGCGTAGCGCATAGCGTCCATCAAATGGTTAAAATCATCGATCGGACGATTGATCGCCTGTCCGGTCTTGTTATCTGTGTCCCAAGTGTAATTTGAAATCTCCGTGAGGAAATTAACACACCTCGGATGAATCACAATATGAAAATCCTGAAGGTAATCGATGCCGGCCTTGATCGAGTCAGGACCTTTTCTCGCCTTCCGAATATGTAAAAGTCCAAGATCACGCAAACGATCAATGGACTTTGGTTCAGCGGAATCTGCCGTGATCGTTTCTTTACTGTATCCGGCAGCAGTTATCCGCTCATATATTTTCTCGTTCGACATTCCCTTTTCATAAATCTCATCGAACACCCAAAGCATCTTCGCGGTCGGATCTATCAGTCCGCAGAAAAAAGCGGTCGGATCATTCGTATATCCGAAATCGAGACCGAAACGAGACTGGACGGAAGATAACGTCCGGATTTCATCGATATCGAACGCCTTTTCTTCCCAGTTTTCAAAAATAACGCCCTCGACGATCCCCCAGTCGCCAAGTCCGGCGACACGATAACGCCTTGGGTTTTTGATCTTCATCGTTTCGAAAACCTTTTTGTCTGCATCATCCAGCCATTCATTACAAGTATAATTCGTGGTGATCGCTAACGTCTCATCATCTGGATCATCGAAGAATCTCTTTTTTATCCAGTGGTGCTCATTCCAAGGATTGAACGTCAAGGTTATCTGCTTGAATAACCCGGATTCTTCCGGGATCGCTCCACGGATCGATTCGTTTAGCATATCGAAATCGGATTCTTTCGTGATCTCGTATGCTTCCTCGATCCACATCCAGCATAGATATCCATTCTCTACCGTGATCGATGTGACCTTCAGCGGATCGTCCAGTCCTCTGAAATAGATCTTCTGTCCCGTCGGAGTATATGTCATTTCGAGTGGCGATTCTTTCACGTCCCACCATTCATTCACTCCCAGTCTGTTTATCGCCCATTTCAATTCTGTAAAACAAGAATCCTTGAGCGTCCGGAATACTTTTCTGACAACCAGCGTATTGGATCCGGGATGTTTCATCATGTTGTAAATGATCCACAGTGCTGTCGTTTTTGATTTCTTCGATGCACGTGATCCTTTACACGTCCGGTAACGTCCCTTCCAGTGCCAGAAATCAGCGTACCCTTTTCCAACCACATCGGAGAGTAGCACCTTTTTCATAGGCTACTCCTCCAAATTATCAATAAACGCAACCGGGACCGCGCCGGAGACGTTGACCTTATCGGAATAAAGGCCGTATCTCTTACCCAGAAGCTCCGCTGCTTTCAGTTTGTCCTTTTCGTCCGGGGCCTTTTCTACATTCTTGGCTTCACTGAACCCATCGCCAGTAGATTCGACCACGACGATCTCTGACTTGGACTCACCGCGAACAACTGATGTGAGATATCTGAGGACCTCCTCGGCATCTGCGATCGTCTTATCGTGCATTTTTTCGAGCTCATCGTCTATATATGCGCGTATGTCGGCTTTTGTCAACAGTCTCTGTCCGATCGACCTCGCAGATTTCTCCGAATAACCGGCTCTGATCGCCGCTTGTGCAGCGTTCTGATCGATCAAGTATTCGTCAGCAAATTTGCGCTGTTTACCAGTCACGACGATCACCTCCTTCTGAAAATAAAAAAGAGACACGCACGAAACGTATCTCTTCACATTCTTCTATCGATTATATCATAACATAACTTTCGCATTCTGTCAAATTATTTTTCTCGGTTTTAGTACGGTTTCATAGAACGCATCGAGCGCATCGTTATACAGATTGTACGTCTTGGCCGTTTTATATTTCCAGTTTTTGATTTTTAGCACTTCCGGGAGTGATCTCATCTGTATAAAAACATACTTGAGTATCCGAATCTGTTCGTGATTATGCAGCTGATTGATCTCTGACTGGATCCGATTCTTCAGATCGACATACTCATCAATCTCCTCGTTGATCTTTTGCTCTAACTCCATATACTTTTCCATCGTGATCGTGAACCGTGCCTCAAGCGGCGGAGAGCACTGAACACGCTCCGCGGAATAATCGAACGATCCTGTGGTCGTACACATCAAGATCAGATCATTCCTCTCATCAATCTTTGCATTGATCGCTTCATTCAGGACACCGATCTGATTCAGATACTCATACGCGGTCTCGCGATCAGATAATAGTGACATAGGATAACCCCCTTTTCAAACTTGTGTAATAAAAAGTTATGGACACATTGGAGACATTTTATATATATTTTCTTTTTTATTGCGAAAACATGAAAATTTACAAAGTTTTTACTAAACTTATAAAGAAATTGAAAATATGTGTCCAATCTTTCCACAAACTCCGCAAACGTCCGAGATTAAGCCACAAACTCAACGGCAAGATCTATTTTGAGATCTTGCAGGCTTCTTATTATAATGCTGTACGATGCTTAAAAATCAGTTTCTGCCCGCACTTAGGACAGTAGTTAGAGCCCGAATTTACGTCGTTTTTGCATATAGGACAAACAAAATAGTGAGTATGATCTTCCACCACTACCGGCTGCTCCTTCTGGAAAGATGTAATCAGCTCATCCGCCTCACGTTTCTCCATTGAGTATTTCGGATGTGTTCTCCAATTCCAGTTTTTAAGATTTGTTATCACATTCATACTTGTAATCCTCCAGTTTTATATCCACCCACTCCAGGTTGATCTTCGCCTGAACCTTGTGCGGTTTTCTGATGAACAGATTTCCAATAGCGCCATTCCTCCAGAGCTGGCCCTTCGCATCAGTGCTCGTATGATCGGATAGATCTACGATGTAAAACTTGCCACGCGGCTCATCCTTGAACCGGACCATATCCGGGAATCTTTCGTAATCGATCATTTATCCCGCACCTCCTTCACCAATCTGTTCACAGCGTCGGTAAGTGCTCCGATCTGGACACAGATCTCGGCCAGAAGCTCTGTTCTCACCGATACAAGCTTTGGTTCTGTATTCTGTTTGATCTCGGCCACTCGTTTTTTCGCATCGCTCATAGCATTCATTTCACATTCCTCCATAATTTGATCATTTCTGGATCCACATAGTTATATCTGATCGGTATTCCCATCAGTGTGCTATATTCCACCTCAAGTCCGTGATGTGTGATCGGTGGTGAAACGCAGGATTCTGTTAGCATTATCATAGGTTTCTGTCCGAGCTCCCATTCGTATTCCCCACGATCAAATTTGAAATCCATCTCTTCCGCGTTGGCTCTCAAAACTTTTATCTTGTCCATCATTTCTTCGTTGGTCACTCGACGTCCGCCTCCTCATATGGATTCGGCAGCGGCATCCACGCTACCACCTGATCGCCCATCGTATGGAAATCATTGTCTATGTAGCACGCCACTGTGACTGTCCCGGATATGAGTGTTACGATTACCACACAGTCATCCTCAGGCTCTCGTTCGGTGAAAGGGATCCAGTCCGGGTAAATGTCATCTGACTGACAGATAACGATTGCTTCGCCAAGTCCCATTTGCTTGCCGTCCTGATAGTATTGGAAGTGTCCAGCGTCTCCCCTTGTTCCTGCGTCAGCGGAATTGAGTATGGTCTTGTTCCTCAGATCAGTCAGTTCTTTTATCACTTCGCTTTGTGTCATGGTTTACCTCCCTAACATTTACCATATTCTGGCATCCACACTTGGGACAGTCGAAACACTCATAAACCGTAGGCCAACAAACCGGATTCGATTGCTTCAACACCTCATACCGTCTGTCTGCCTGTAACTCGAACTTTTTCCCGCATACTTTACATTTGAACATCTAACAATACCTCCTTCCAAAAATCCGGACGCTCATTCTTAGTAGAATTACATTTTATAAGGAGATTTCCTCCTTTTCTATTTATTGAACGAACGCCCGGTTTTTCGATCCTCCTGTGAAATGTTAAGATACCAAAACAGGGTTTACAGTTACCAAAAGTGGAGGATCTATACAAAAGCACTCGACCGGTGCTGTTTGTATCATTTCTCATTGTCCCGGTAGAATGGATGCTGGATATACTTGACGTCCTCTCCTGTGATACACTCCTTGTCTGTTAGTCTCTCTCCTCCTTGTATATGAGTATAGGCCTTATTCTCGGTCTCCCGTGAATTGCTCTTGTGATCGTCTTTTCGCATACATCAAGCGCATCGGCGATCTGCATTAAAGTGTATCCTTCGCACCATTTCTCATACGCCCAAGACTTTTGTTTCTGTGATAGTGCCGATCTATCAACCTTTTTATCTGTCCCAACCGCATAGACAGAAGATAACGGTTTTCCTTTTCGCTTCCTCATTTTTCTACCTCATCCTTACTTTCCATACGGCAACCGCAGTTAGGGCAATACTTATATTTATTCTTGACATTAAAAGAATTAGCGTGTCCTCTGTCGATAATATGGTTTCCACATTCAGAACATTCTATTTTATGTTTTGCATCTGAATACTGTGCTATTTCTATCCACCGCCCCGTCTTTGGCTTTTGCTCTAATGCTTCGATTGCCATTTTACAAAATTCATGCGTTTCACCATTAAACCCTAAATCAATAACTCGCTTGCCAAACGCTATTGCTTCTTCTCTTGTCATCCAACCGCCTCCTCACACACCTCATCAAGCTCCACGATTGGGTGTAGCATTGGCAGCGACCTGCTCCCAGTGTAAATCACGTTCTTACTTTCGCTTGTCGTCTCAACTACATCCATCCATGTGAAATTATCCCGAATTCGAATCACTCCACCGGAGATCGCATCCTTATGAGTCCTAACCTGCCACGGAGCCAGTGCAGGATCAAAAACCAAAATGAACTTGGATTCCTGCAGTTTCTCTCGCTGCTTTTTCAATCGTTCTTCCTTTTCTTCTGGTGTTTCCTGTCGCAGCTTCCAGATCTTAAGCGGCTTACAGAAGCCAACATTCTCCGGAACGAATAGATCAAGGGCGCGGCGGCCGTTATTGTACCGACCAAAGCCACCGCAGTCCTGAACTTGAAAAACTCCATAATCTCCAACTTCCAACATCGTACCCATCGGAACAAGTGGATTGTGCGTATCAACCGCTGCCGTGTACCACTCCGTCGCTCTGTCCCCGGAAGATGTTCTTCTTGTTCCCGCCGGCGTGTTATCAGACACGTGATACGTTGTGACGTACCACTCACCGAGATATTCTTTCACCATTTTAGCGTTTGTAACAATACCCATAATCGTTAAGCCAAACACCAACACGATCATAAAGAAAATGATCCGTGCCAGAATTCTCTTGGTTTTTCTACTCACAGATTTCACCACCATTCATTTTAATTTTTTCGAGCATTATTTTCATCAGCTCTGTTGCACGTTTCTCCATCAGGTCGAGTTTGTCGTCGAGCTCTGCAGCCAAACAGTGCCAGTTATTCTGATCTGCGAGTTTATATACGCGCTTCATCGATGTTATGCACTCGCACACCTCGGCATATAACTCCATTGGGTGTTCTTTTTCGTAGTCTGTGAATTCTGAAACATCTACACCAAACTCATTCATCTTTATATACCTCCCTTATAAAAATTCTCTGTTTTTTCTTAACATCCGGATTCCACGAACTCTGAATCGTGAATCCATACTCACGACAGATGCTCCGGCTGAACTCGATGTGACTGATCGGTTGGAAGTTATTCGCGAGACAATAACTCTGATATCTGCTATACACCTCTGATGTTGGCTGATTATCGATCATCACACCGTCGTCCTGAAGCATTTTTACAAATCCGATGATCGGGTTATTCCGTTCGT